GTTGTTACATTGAATCCGGTCAATAAGCCAGCGTCGTCAGAAAATTCACTAAATGTAGGTGGACATGGTGGGCTGATGACATTAGGATCGCTCAAGCCTGTATTATCAGCAGGAACGAAATCTTGTATAGCATTATCAGCATATATGCTATCGTTATATTCAAATGCTTCAATCAATGCACTTAAATTACCATTCTCATCTTGTACTTCGCTTACACCACTAACGCGAAACAGTTTATCAGTCCAACCATATGCATTATGATTGACACGTATGACATCACCTGCATCTATCTGTATACCGCTATAATCTAATTGTAACGTGATGACTAAATCTTCGCGGCTTTGTAATAATCTACGCACAGCAAGATACAAGGCTTGTACAGCATTGTTGACTAATGGTAATGCAATATTAAGTTTGTTAATTGCTTCATTAGGACTTAAAACTTGATTGAATATTGGATACCATGCTGTAGTTGGATCAGTTAAATCTACTATCTGATAATCTGTCTGATCTTTTACGTTAGTATTTGGATATGCAACTTCTACTTGATTAAATGTATCATTTAAATCTATTGGATTGATTTGTATACCACCTATCAATACATCATCATTGACATTATATAAACTCAACAATGATCCAGTATATGGTTTATTTGGTATGATGCGCCATTTACCACTTGTCTCTGTATACTGTAACCAACTGTCTGCTGTATCAGCGAGGAACTGTAAATTAGTTAAACAATCATTTGCTGTGTCTAATGGACCATTTACGCGATAACGTCTTTGTTGTGCTGATCCACCACCTACTGGTACATAGTCGATATATTCATCGGCATATACATCTAATGCTGTCAAACTTGCTGTGTCAACATATTGTAAATCTATCGCACAACCATAACGTGTGTTGGTCAAATAATCAAGTATTGCAACGCCTGGCTTACAACCATTATCGCCGCCCATGTTATTTGTTACTTTGACTTGTAATGTATCTAGACTTGTAGTGGTCGCATCGACGTTATATTCTACTCTGACTATAGCAAAAGCCATGTCATTTAATTGTACGCTTTCACCACCTGATGTGTAGATTGAACTATTCCAACCATTGCTTATACCGCCGCCAGTGACAGCATCGCTCATGATTTGTATTGCTGTCTGGCCACCTGTGTTAACGCCAGCGTTAGCCGCACCATTTTGGAATAACCAAATATAGATTTTATTAGCCATTTTAGTATCTGACTGTGCAGGACCAAATGCGCTATTGTTTGTTACAAGTGCAGCGACAGCACCATTACTACCAAATGAAACTAACTTGCCACCATAATATACACCATTACTAGTATCAAAAGTAATCGTTTGACTATCAGGTTTTTCGCATAATGCGATAACATACCACATGTATTTTTGATCGACACTTATTTTAGCGTCGATGATAGGACCGCCTACCCATGCTGTACCATATACTATAGGTAATTTATTGTCGCTTGCAGGTGCTAATTGTACACGCGCACCAGCATCAGCACCGCTAGGTGCTTCAACACCAGCGCGTTTTGCTATCAATTTACTGATCGCTTTTGTCGCAACTTTGCTTATGATCGCGGCGGCTGCTACTTTGACTACCGCTTTTGCGATCACGCTCTTTGCTACAACTGCCGCGACTGCTTTAATTGCTGGAATAATAAAACCCATTTAATTCTCCAATTGCCAGATTTTTTCTGACATCTTATAACCAAAATGAGTAAAATCTACATCATGCAATGGCTCTGATGCATGTATCACGCTCATCTCAATACGTTCTTGTTTGATTAATTCTTCTACACCTTCGTTATATGCTTCTAATAATTTATATCCTGCTCTTGTATGACGCCATTCTTCGTCAACAAATAACAATATCTGTGTGAGCATATACATGTTTGGCACCCATAAGTTTTCGTTTATGATACCAACTATGATGCCAATTGGTTGTTCGCTTTCAATGACATATGCTATGCCACCACCATGTAATATAGTAGTGAATAATGTATTGAAATGTTTCTCAATGACTTGTTTATCATCCGGTATAAAATTCATGTCTTGCACTTTTTTTGCGACATGAATAAAATATGGAATATCAAATTTATTTGCTTTGCGTACTATCATTTTCTATTTTGGTTGTTAGTATCACCTGGTGTAGTGCTACGACCGCCTCCTCCTGGTATGCCACCGCCATTATAGCCTGGCACGACTGTCTTGCTCTTTGGATCCATGCCAAAGTCAAACGTGAAGCCAGCCAAACTATTGATATTATTCATGTCGCTATCAGTTGTATCAAAAAATTGCCAACTGTTTTTGTTAGTCTTACGACCAGCGATGCGATTCTCTAATATAGTTTTAAAACTACTTGCATCTAGTGTTACTGTGAAATTATCTTCTATACCTTCACGATCTTCTTGTATGCTATAGTTTGTAACTATACCAGTAAATCTAACTACAGCATTGGCTAGTACCATGGTATTTGGATTGAAGAATCCTCTAGTCACTTCTATCTTGCTGCCGCGTATCTTGCCTTGACTCTCCAACACAGCATATATGTTATTGCCACCTATGCCGCTTATCTGTACACTAGTATCACCACTAGTCACGCGCAAATTTCTATTTTGTGAGCCTACAGCCAATAATCCACCTAATGGACTATATTCTACGCCATCGATGGTATCACTAGTATAACTTGAACTAAAAGTATACACGTTAGTGTTAGCAAGATTACCATATTCATTGTATATGGTTAACTTAACATATTCGGCTGTTGTGATATTAGCCTTATTGTTTGCGACGGCTGGTATATTTTGCATTATGCTGTACCTACGTATTCATATAATTGAAAACTATTAGTAAACTCTATCAATGCATTGTTTACTGTAACACCATTTATGCTAGTATACCCACCTGGTATTAATTTATACGTAGGCATGTTTGGGCAAAACATGTAAAATTTACAAGCATTACCTACTGTGATAGGTAAGCCTACTACGTTTGCCGTTATTATATTTGGTCTATTAGTTGTCACTGTAACTGTGCCGCTACCACCAAATACTCTTGTGGTACTAGTAAATGGATAATTATAGTTACCTAACTGTATCAAATCGTTTGGTTCAAAAATAACTCTATTACTTGGAACTACAGGAACATTTAAAACTAATTGATTACCATTAAAACTTTGTACGCTTATAGAACTTAATTGACCAGTGCCTAATGTACCTTGATAACGAAATATCCAACTTAAGCATGGATTATTGCTAAATGTGACTATCTCTGGGCTCACGCGATCCATTGTATCTAATGCTTCTAATAAGTCACGATTATTATAATATTTTAAACTACTTGGCATCTCAAGTTCCATCTTCCATGGCTGGCGAGTAGGTGTAACTGTAACTCTTGGTATTTCGTTACGTGTGATTTGCAAGCCAACTACTTTTCTACGGTCTATTAATAGTGAACTTGCTTTATTAATAATTGTTTGTAATCCTGCCATTTAATTTAGTTCCTATGTCATATATGGCAATTCACGTTCAGCCATTTTTACTGTGCCAAGTAATGTTTTACGATTTTCAACAAATAACTGTGCCACTGATTTAGCATCGACAGCATTGATGTTATTTGTAATATAATTATTTGTGATAGGTGCGCTGACTTCGCCAACGTTGTTACCACTCAACTTATTGTTTGGTATAACAGTGCCACTTGTTTGTGGAACGAATAGTTCTGGTCCCTTCTCACCAATTAAATATGGTTTGCCCGCTTTTGCTGGGCCACCTTCTGCTAGACCAGGTATGCTAAATCCTATTGCGCTGAATACTGATTTAATCGCTGACAATACTAATGCTTTAGCGATAATCTTTGTTAGATCAGCAATGACGCTAGCGGCAAAATCCTTAAATTTAAATTTGCCAGTCTCAACAAAGTTATCAATGCTATCTTCCATTGCTTTGAATGCTGATGTGACAGCATTTTGAGCGACATTGATTGGTTTTAAACTATCTTCAATATCTTCAAATGCTCTAGCAATACCTGCTGCATAACTGTTATCTAAATCAAGTTTACGTTTTACTTCATCTTCGTAAATTTTTAATTTTGCATCGCTTAATTCTTGAGCATCAAGCATTTGTTGTACTATGCGCTGGCGTTCTCTTTGATAATTTTCTTCGCCTAATCTTGTGCGTTGACCATCTAATTTCAATAACTCTAATGATAGATCAGCCATTTGCTGGCGTAGATCACGATTGAGTTCATTTACTTTGGTTTGTCTTTCTAGTTCATCACCATATAAGCCAATCAGATTTAAATCTTCTTGTAATTGTGTTAATGCTTCATTTTTTTCTAGTACACGTTGTGTATCTTCTATACTTCTTGTATATGCTTCTTGTGCGGCGCGTATTGCTTGTAAATTACGTATTGCCGTTTCAGCGCGCATCTGATCAATTGGTATTGATTTTTCAATTACATCAATCTGTTTTAATAATTCTTCTTTTAATCCTTTTTCATCTTCGGTCAAATCAGCGATCTGTTGTTGTAATTCACCAATTAATTTTATAGCATTATTATAAATTTCATTTTGTGCTTTAGCAACTTCGGCAGCCTCTTCACTCATTTTGAGATATGTTGCTTCACTATTGATACTTTGTATCAATAAATCTTGATTTTCTTTGTATTGCTGTCCTAATTTTTGTAGTTCAGCAATACGCTTTTTAAGACCACTTTCAGTTTGTCTTTGATTTTCAAGTCGTTGTTCTTGTAAACCTAGGTCATGTAAACCCATGCTTTGTCTATTGAGTGCTTCAACTTGTTCATCAGTGCTC